CCTGCATCGGGTTTGTCATCGGTGTCGCGCTGGCGGCATTGCTGGAAGTGTTCTCGTGAGATCGGTTCGGTAGTCCACTGTCCCTTCCTACAGGTACAAAATGATCGACAAATCATTTCCGCTGACTGGCGTTCCAGTCGACACAACAGACGGAAGACGATGCGAGACGTGCAGGCTGTGGCAGGTTGGCGTGTCGTCACCGTGGCATCCCGATCGAAACAGATGTGCGTGTCCTGTTCCGGCATCAGTGAAAAAGGCAACGATGTACGCAGGTTACCCGAAAGCGGATGAAGGCGCGACGTGCATGATTTGGCATCCGAATCAACAGTCAAAGTAACAGCGGAGCACACTACAGCGAGGAAGAATCATGAAGAGAAATCTACGATTGTGGATGTGGGGCACAAAATTGGTTGCTGCGTTTTCAGCGTCCGGAGCTACGCGAATCGTCCGTGAATACTACGGCAGCGCGAGCGGATACAAAATCGTTCCCGTAACTGGGCAGATCGAGTATTTTGATTACGACGGGACCGTCATCGGGACAGTAGACGCAGAAGACTGCAGTGCAGTTTGGCCGAAACCGACGATCGTTCCTGAATTGGATTGAGTAGCGGAGTGACTGTCCTCTGTCCTGGAGAAACTGAGATGATTGACGAACAGACGCAACGGCGCAGATTACTTGCCAAGGCTCTGATGCTGGCTGTTGAGGAAAAGGACGCGAGTTTGGAACTGATCGACGTGGTAAAGCGTGCGAAGCAGTATTGCAAAGTCAGTGTGCCAAACGCGACACACATAGAATTGACGGCCATGCTTGGGACAAACCTCAAGGATCTGCTTGGCGTGACTTGGCACTAACAAAGCTAACAGCGGGTACGAGTTCCGATCGGCGCAAGGGGTGAGAGATGCCAGAAGATTTTGTGCTGTTTAATCAGACGATGAATTCCGTGTATCGTTATGTGCTGCAGAAAAAAGACAGTTGGCACAAATACGTTCGGGCGGGCTCAACATGGTCGTTCATCGACAACGTTGGAGAGGATACGGTCTATTCAGACTACATCGACAAGGAAAACGAGGTATACCATCGGCACAAACGCGGCGGCGTTGAGTTCGACGACAGAGGACCACTGCGGATCAGCGTGACAGTGCCGGAAAGCTCGGCAGACATTCAGATGGTTGTCGCAATGAGACAGGTCTGGAACGAGTTCACGCGAGATACATCAGTGAGCGAGCGGGCGGCTGCGGCCAGATGGTTTATGGAATGGGTAGACAATCAGAAATAACGACAAACATCACGGGGTTGCGGCGATGGACATCCCCATTTTAAGGCACGGTGACCCGCAACTCCCGTGCATGTTTTTGTTATTTTGCTTTTGGAGAGATCATGGCAACAGTTATCGCCCCAACATGTGAGCAGCTATCGAATGAGGAGCTGCCTCTGGCTGATCGGAAAGTGGATGATTCATGGCGTCATGGAGTGCGCGTAACAGCGGTGTACCGACGCGATGAGGACGGATCGTTCTGGCAGGCGTCGTATCGACTGAGCACAGACGGTGAAACCAACGAACTGGCTGAAGGACTCGCAAAGATCGTGCAGGTGTTTCCTCGCGAGATCAACGTGACGATTTACGAGTCAAAATAACACGTTTTCTTCTGCGCGCAGGTTTACAACGAACGATTTCAGGAGGTTTCAATGAGTACCGACAAATTCAATCAGTGGTGTGTTGTTGAAGTGATGGGGCACAAGAAGTTCGCCGGCCGCGTCACAGAAGGACCGTTCGGTTTGGTTCAGGTTGACGTTCCGGAAGTGACTTTGGCATCTGGCCAGAATCTTCCTGCGTTCTCGAAGCTATTTGGCGCCGCGAGCATTTACTGCCTGACTCCATGCACGGAGGAAACGGCCCGTGCGTTTGCTCGCGACTTCCGGACTCAGGCGTTTCAAACGTATGAGCTTCCTGCCTTGGCTGCTCCGAAGCCTGTTCCTGAACGCGATCCGGAATGGGACGCTGACAACGATGATTTGGAAGCAGACTGGGAACCGCCACGCGAATGCGATTGCGGTGATCGTCAGGTTTGCGACGTATGCCAGAAAGTTGGAAGCAGTCCGCTGTTAGATGCAATTGACGAGCGTTTTGCTTCGGAAGACGAAGACGTTCCGGCCCGTGATCCGCAGCTGGAAGACGACGACGAGCCGTTTTGACACGTCGGGTTTTTGTGGCTACAGTTCGAACCAAGAAGAAAGGTTCTCGCATGAAAACGACCTTGGTGTTTGCTGTCGCTCTGGCTGCTGTTCGAATCTGGATGGGATTCAATGTTGAGCCCGAATCGTTTCAATGGGTTCAGCTATACAAAGACGTCGCTCATTTGTTCATGGGCGGTCTGTTCGTCGCGTGGTGGATTAAACGCCAGCGATGGCAGTGGCAGTTGTTTTGGGCTCTCAACGCGGTGGAGGTTGCAGTAGCAGTTTTCAGCCGCATGTAGTTCCAGTTGTTTCAAATCTCAACAACAAAGGGGTAATGACATGGAGTGGGTAACAATCATCACGACGTTCCTTCAGCCGATCCTGCTGAAGTGCTTTGACCGTCACTCGACCGAGGATCCTCAGGAAGTGCTTCGCGAGGCGTATGATCCGGCAACTGGCAAGATGGATCCCGCCATGGTTTGGAATGTAGTTCCGCACACTCGCCGAGCGTATCAGAAGGCACGCAACTCAAAGTCAAAGGCGGAACGTCAAGCGGCTCCACGGTACTCGAAGCAAGATTTCTACGAAATCACAGAAAAGGCTTTGATTGATTCCATACGCTACGTGGTTCTCTCGCTCCCAAACGACTGCCTTGATTGGTTTGGCTCCCTGAGAAATCAGCCCTAATCGTGCTGGCTCTGGAAACTCACACTCACGGTATCGCGTGCTAACAACGGATTGGTCCGAAGCACTCATCGACGTTTTTCCTTATGGTTAGTTTTCTTGTTCGTGCTCGGACAATCCGAGCGTTAACCGGACCTAAAACAGCGTGAACGCATCGTCGCTCGGTGGTGCAACCCACAGAGCTGCGGACTGGTGCGCTTCGATCCGTTCCGCAATGATCGCCATCCGCGTTGATGCGTTTGGCGGTGTGTACATTCCAAACCTCGCGTAGCTCGACGAATTGCGTACCGCATTCGTGCTATCCGCACTTGCTAAAGGCAAGGCGGTAAACACCGCCGGGTCTAGCATCCGCAAGCCGTGTATCTTGCATCGCGGCTTACCTTCGTGATCGCAAATTTGCTTCATCGCTTCGCTCATTCGTCGCCACCACTTGTCACTACCAACCGTCGCGTAATCGCCACTCGACCCTATTGCGACTCGCGGCCACGCATACGACAGGTCGAACAGCCTCATCTCTGATTCGTGCATGTGCCACACTGGAACACCAATCGATTTGTCAAACGGCCAATCTGCAATCAGCTTATCGTTGTCCGCTTCGCTTCCATCGATTACGTCGGGAATGATTGCCCAATCAAACGCCGGGTGGCACTTCCATTCATGAACGAATCTGTAATACGATTCCCATTCGATAGCTTTGTCTTGCTTCCACGCGCTAAACGCCCCGTTGTCGATGCAAAACGACTGGCATACTTCCGCTGCTGTCCCGATGTCTTCGGGACGGAAGAAGGAAATTAAAGCGTGCCGCTTTGCAAGGAACCTTGCTACGTCTTCGCGGGTCGCCCCGCATGGTGTGCCGTGGTAGTGAATCATCCGCCGATAACCAACCTTCCGTTTTGGCCGTGACGGCCTTTGACCGTAATCTTTGCAGGAGAGTAAATCTTCGACTTCAAATGCTCGAAGACTTGCTCTTGCGTCATCTCCTTGCCGCGAATTTCCTCGCAGACTTCTTGCAATCGTTCGCACTTGAGGAAATCAGGTGTCTCGACGATGACCGTGTAATAATCCCAGACGGGTGCGTATGGGCATCGTGCGTGAATCGTAGTCTTATGGTGGTTCATTCAGGGCTCCAGGCCGGTTAACAATGTGATGAATCGAAGCCGCCGGTCTAGTCTTTTGGAATGGACAATCAACCGGCGGCGGCTCGATTATCACAAGCGTTATCGTGACGTTCCAATCAGCAATCCGATGGCGTGGTTGACCATCCCGCCGATTGCGTCAATTTCTTCCTCGTCGTTTTGCTCGCGGATTGATTTACGATCTCGCAACTTGCCAAGCC